GATTTTTTTTCTGATGAGTGAGATTTTCGACCTGTTCGGCCACCCATCGCGCGCCCGGCAAGGCATGCGCGGCCGGCCGTCCTATCTGCCGACTGAAGAAGATCGCAACAGGATCAAACTGTTGCTGGCTTTGGGCAAGTCCATCCCGATCATGGCGAACGCCATCGGCGTGTCGCCGGCAACCGTGAAGCGGTATTTTAGAGCCGATCTGAAAGTTCGCGATGCCATGCGCCATCGCATGGAGGCGGCGTATGCGATGAAACTTTGGGCGGGCGTCCAGGACGGCAACGCCGGCGCCATGCGGCTGTGGCTGCTGTACGTCGATCGCAACGACCGCATGGATGCAGAGGCGACGATGGGGGAGGTGCCTGCCGACAAGCCCGCCGCGGATCGCCTCGGCAAGAAGATGATCGACGAGCAGCGCGCCGCCGACGCCGACGCCGACCTGATGGCCGAGTTGGAGCAGGAAGCGGCCGGTCAAGATGCCCCCGGCGTCCACTGAGGCTCCGCGGTTCGCCTGTCCGAACTGGTGGGAGAAAATTCAGGCGGGCGAGACGCCGATGGCGCGCGTCCCGCTCAACGAAGCCAGGGCCGCCAAGGCGCTGGCGTTCTTCAATCGGTTGAAGCTGCCGGACGTCGCCGGCAATCCTCCGCTGGCGGAGGCGTGCGGTGACTGGTTCCGCGACATCCTGTGCGCGTTCCTCGCCAGCGAAGACCCACAGACCAAGAAGCGGCTCGTGTGGGAGCTGCTGTGCATGGTCCCGAAGAAGAACTCCAAGACGACCTACTGCGCCGCGCTCGGGCTGACCGCGCTGTTCATGGAGGATGCGCCGAACCGCCAGATGCTGCTGGTGGCGCCGAGCCAGAACATCTCGGAGCGATGCTTCGACCAGGCGCAGGGCATGATCCGGCTCGATCAGCGGCTGCGGGCGATCTTCAAGGTGCAGGACCATCTCAAGTGCATCTTGCGCCGCAAGACCGGCACCAAGCTCGACGTGAAGACGTTCGACACGTCGATCGTCACCGGCGAAATCCCGGTCCTCACCATCATCGACGAACTGCATGAGCTCGGAAGGAAGGCCAAGGCCGCATCGGTGATGCAGCAAATCCGCGGCGGCGGCATCACGATGCAGGGCGGCCAGCTGCTGATGATCACGACGCAGTCGGATGAGGCGCCATCCGGCATCTGGAAAACCGAACTCAAGAAGGCCCGCGAAATCCGGGACGGCAAGGGCGGCGAGATGCCGATCCTGTTGCCTGTGCTCTATGAGTTTCCGAACGAATTGCAGCGCAATCAGAACTACTGGCGCGATCAGCGCCACTGGCCGCAGATTCTGCCGAACCTCAACCGCTCGATCGACCCCGATCGCCTATCGGCCGACTACGACAACAACGGCAAGGTCAACGACCAAGCCGAGAAAATCTGGGCGTCGCAGCACCTCAACATCGAGATCGGGGTCGGCATCGGCAGCGACGCCTGGGGCGGCGCGGAGTTCTGGGAGCAGCGTGGCGATCCGACGCTGACGCTCGACGAGTTGATCCGGCGTTCCGAGGTGGCCACGGTCGGCATCGACGGCGGCGGGCTCGACGACCTGCTCGGGCTCTGCGTGATCGGCCGCGAAAAGATCACGCGGCGCTGGCTGGTCTGGAGCCACGCCTACGCGCACCCGATCCTGCTCGACCGGCGCAAGGAAATTGCCGCGCAGATTCAGGATTTCGAGGAAGAGGGCGCGCTGTCGTTCTGCGCGGTGCCCGACGACGTGACCGCACTCGCCGCCGTGGTCGGCAAGGTGCGCGACGCGGGGCTGCTGCCCGAGAAGAACGGAGTCGGCTTCGATCCAAACAACATCGGCGCCATCGTCGAAGCGCTGGCGCTGAAGAACATCTCCGGCGACGTGCTGCGCCGGCTGCTGCAGGGGCCGGCGCTCTCTCCCGCGTTGTGGGGGCTGGAGCGCAAATTGTCCGACGACACGCTCTCGCATGGCGCAACCCGGTTGATGAACTGGGTGGTCGGCAACGTGAAGATCGAGGTCAAGGGCAACGGCAATATGGCAACCAAGCAGCAAGCCGGCCGCGCCAAGATCGATCCGTTCGTTGCCATGCTGTGCGCCGCAATCCTGATGAGCTGGAATCCTGCCGCTGTCGGCCGATCGTTTTGGGAAACGGCGGCGTGATCGGAGAAGCCGAGAATGAGCATCCGTTCGCGCCTTGGCGCCGCCTGGCGCGGATTGACGATCAAGGATGCCGGCACGATTGACCTCACACCCTATGGGTCGCTGGCGCCGTTCATCGAGGTCTATGGTTCGCGGGCGTCGAAGTCAGGGCAGACGGTCAACTGGTCGAGCGCGCTGCAGGTTGCAACGGTGCTTGCTTGTGCGCGGGTGCTGGCCGACGGCGTTGCGCAGGTTCCGCTGAAGCTGATGCGCGAGCGGGCCGACGGCCGCGGCCACGATCTCGCAAAGGAGCATCCGCTCTATTACGTGATGCACCGGCGGCCGAACCCGTGGCAGACCTCGTTCCGGTTTCGCGAGACGCTGATGCTGCACCTCGTGCTGTGCGGCAACTTCTTCGCTTTCAAGAACAGGGTCGGCAATCAGGTTCGCGAGCTGATCCCGATCGAGCCGGGCAACGTCGAGGTCAAGCAGAACCGCGATCTGTCGCTGTCTTACTTCGTGCGAAACGAAGCCGGAGAGCGCAAGGAATTCCCAGGCGAAGCCATCCTGCATCTGCGCGGCCCGTCGTGGAATTCCTGGATGGGCATGGAGGCGGTGAAACTGGCGCGCGAGGCGATCGGCCTGTCGATGGCGATCGAGGCGGATCAGGCGGGGCTCTATAAGAACGGGCTGCGCACTAGCGGCACATATTCGGTCGAAGGCACGTTGACACCTCCGCAGTACGCCGATTTGCGAAAGTTCATCAAGGAGCACCAGTCCGCCGGCGTCGGCGAGCCGTTGGTGCTCGATCGTGCCGCCAAGTATCTGCAGGAAACCATGAAGGGTGTTGACGCGCAGACTTTGGAGTCGCGCAAGTTTCAGGTTGAGGACACCTGCCGGCCGTTCCGGGTGTGGCCGATCATGGTGGGACACTCCGGCGACAGCGCACCGACGTTTGCCAGCGCCGAGCAATTCTTCGAGGCACACAAGATTCACAGTCTGGGCCCCTGGTACGAACGTCTGCAGGAAGACTTCGACGAGCAGTTGCTCGACCAAGGCACCGAGGCCGATCTGCATTTCGAGTTTGTGCAGCAGGGTCTGGTGAAGGGCGCCTTCGAGACCCGCACCAATGCCTACGCCCGCGCGCTTGGTGCTGGCGGGTCGCCGGCATGGATGACGCCGAACGAAGTCCGCGAGCTCGAAGACATGAACCCGATCGAGGGTGGTGACGAATTGCCGAAGCCGCCGCCTGCGGCAACGGCCGCTAAGCCGGACCCGACGAAGGAACCGACGCAATGAACAAGCTCGCATGTCCGATCGAGTTGAAGTTCGCGGACAACGCGCCGTCTGGGGTATTCGAAGGTTACGCCTCGGTGTTCGGCGTGGTTGACAGCCATCGCGACGTGATGGTGCCGGACGCCTTTAAGGCCACCATCGCCACCATGAAAGCGCGCGGCTTCAACGTGCCGATGTACATCCAGCACGGTGTGCTGGGTGGCACCGACAACAAACCTGTCGGGGTGTGGGAGTCGATCGAGGAAGATCAGAAGGGACTCGCGGTCAAGGGCCGACTGCTCGGTCTCGAAACAGACATCGGCAGATACAACTTCGACTTGGTCAAGGGTGGCGCGTTGCGCGGCATCTCGATCGCCTATCGTGTGCCGTCTGGCGGCGCCACCTACGGCAAGACCGCGACCGAGCCTCGCCGCAAGTTGAAGCAGGTCGACCTTGGTCACATCGCGCTGGTCGACAATCCATCCAATCACATGTCGTTTGTTTCCGACATCAAGTCGATCGACGAAATCAACACCATTCGAGAATTCGAAGACGCGCTGCGCAACGGGACGTTGCCTCCGATGTCTTCGCGTGAAGCCAAGGCGTTTCTTGCCGATGGCTTTAAGGCGCTCAAGTCCGCGCGGGATGCCGGTGATGAGAGCGAAACCGTTGCTGCGCTCATTCGCAGCAACATCGCAAAACTCACACACAAAGGTTGATCCACATGGACAACATTGAAACCCTGCTCAAGCAGCAGGGCGAAGCCTTCGATGCGTTCAAGGGAACGCTGAAGGAAATCGACGGCGAGGTGAAGAAGCTCGGCAGCGCCGATGGCCTTCTCACTGACCGGCTGACCAAGATCGAGGCCGGGCTCGACAAGGCGATCGAGGCGAAGGCCGCGATCGAGGCGTCGGTCAAGGCGGAAGCCAAGGCGCGCGAAGACCTCGAACTCAAGATGGGCCGGATGAATCTCACCGGCCACAGCGAGGAAAGCGCGCAACGCGAGGTCGAGTTGAAGTCGTTCAACACCGACATCGGGCAGCTCAACGCCGCGCGCAACAAGCCCTTCCAGCCCCTCGATATGAAGGGCATGGAGGAATACAAATCCGCGCTGATCTGCTACGTGCGCGGCACGGCAGGCCCCGACGAACTCAAGACCCTGTCGGTCGGCTCCGATCCCGATGGTGGCTATTGGGTTACGCCGGACATCGGCGGCCGCATGGTCAAGAAGGTCTATGAGTCCTCGCCGGTGCGCCAGAACGCATCGACGATGACCATCTCGACCGACGCGCTCGAAGGCATCGAGGACTTGGGCGAGGCTGGCGCCGGTTACGCTGGCGAGCACGCTGTGGGCAGCGATACTACCACGCCGCAGATCGGCAAGTGGCGCATCCCGGTGTTCTGGATCGACACCGAGCCCAAGACCACCCAGCAGGTGCTCGACGACGCCAACATTAACGTCGAGGCATGGCTTGGCGACAAGGTGGGCAACAAGTTCGCTCGCTTCGAGAACTCCGAGTTCATCACCGGCGCCTCGAACAAAATCCGCGGGTTCATGCTGGGTTACACCCAGACCACGGACTCCGGCTCGGGCGTGACCTGGGGTGAGATCGGCTTTGTCGGCACCGGCACCAGTGCCGACTTCGCGGCATCGAACCCGGCCGACAAGATCATCGACCTCGTCGGCACCCTGAAGAACGACTACCTGGGCAACGCCAAGTTCTTCACCCGGCGCTCCGTCATCACCAAGATGCGGAAGTTCAAGGACGGCCAAGGCCAATACCTCTGGCAGCCGTCGTTGCTCGCCGGCACGCCGGAGTCCTTCATGGGCTATCCGATCGTGCGCATGGAAGACATCTCGGCGCTGGCTGCGAGCTCTTACTCGCTGGCCTTTGGCGATTTGGCGCAGGCCTACCAGGTCGTCGACCGTCAGGGCATCCGCGTGCTGCGCGACAACCTCACGTCGAAGCCCTACGTGAAGTTCTACACCACCAAACGAACGGGTGGCGGTGTGGTGAATTTCGAAGCCATCAAGCTGATGAAGTTCATCTAACCAGCCCGGCGCGCGCTCGCGCGGCTTCGGTCGCGCGAGCGGTTCCATCCATCACATTCATCTCAAGTCTAGGAGCTTCCATCATGCGAGACATGCATAATTCCATCGACGCCGAGCGCGTCATCGCGCCGGTGGCCAAGACCACCATCGCGGCGACGGTCGGCAAGATCATCGACCTCAAGGGCTATGAGGGATGCGAGTTCATCGTCAGCTACGGCTCGATCACTGCGACCGACGCCACGCTGACGCCGATCGTCAAGGACGGTGATGCAACGGGTTCGCTGGCTTCGGTTGCCGACACCTATCTGGTCGGCACCGAGGCCGGCGCAGGCATAGCGGCCGGCACGCCGCGCACCTCGAACTCCAACAAGAACGTCACCAAGCGCATCGGCTACATCGGAACCAAACGCTACGTGAACGTCAGCATCGCGTCGACCGTGACGGCGGCGACCATCATCTCGGTCACCGCCTCCAAGGGCTATCCGTCTCGCCAGCCGGTCGCGACCTAAGTTCGGTAACACCGCCGGGGTCGCGCGGGCTCCGGCGGTTTTTTGTTTGCTTGAAAACAAAGGGTGTAACCAATGGCCACGCGACACTATCTCGCACTGGTTGACGGCTATCGCTGGAGCGATGCAATCGGCGAGCACGTCTCCAGGGTTGGAGGCAAATACTGGCTGAGCGACGAGCTACTGGCTGCTTCGCCGGAAGGTGCGTTCGACTTCGCAACCGACGCTGACCGGGCAGCCAAGCTGGCCGATGACGCCAGGCCCGCAGCCAAGCCCGCAGCCAAGCCCGCAGCCAAGCCCAAGACGAATGGGAAGCGCTGACCGTGGCTGGTTGGCGTCCGTCAGTCGCGCTCAAGGAAATCCAGCAGGCCGATGCTGCCAGGATGGCGGCTCCCGCTGCCCTGCAGCACGTCGCCATCCTAGGCCTTGGCCCATCGCTCGAAGCCTACGTCGATGTGGTCAAGCGCATCGGCAACCGGCGCTGGTTTGCCGATGAGGTGTGGGGCATCAACGCTGCTGCCGATGTGATCGCGTGCGACCGCGTCTTCCACATGGATGATGTGAGGGTGCAAGAGGTTCGTGCCGCGGCTTTGCCCGAGAGCAACATCGCGGCGATGCTGCAATGGCTCAAAAAGCATCCGGGGCCGGTTTACACCTCGCGCGCGCATTCGGACTATCCTGGGCTGATCGACTATCCGCTCGCCGATGTGATGAACTCCTGCGGGGGTGTCGGCTATTTCAATTCAACGGCGGCTTATGCGGTCGCCTTTGCGGTGCATCTCGGCGTCAAGAAGATCACGCTGTTCGGCTGCGACTTCAGCTACGCCAACTCCCACGACGCTGAGAAGGGCCGCGCCTGCGTCGAGTTTTATCTGGGAATGGCCAAGGCCCGCGGCATCGCGATCGGCCTGCCGAACACCACATCGTTGATGGATGGCATCGCCACCAAGCAAGAGCGCATCTACGGCTACGACACACTGGACATTGAATTCATTCACGACGCCGACGACAAGATCATCACCAAGTTTACCGAGCGCGAAAAGCTGCCGACCGCCGCCGAGATAGAAGCGCGTTACGACCACTCACGGCCCACCTCGCCGCACGTCCGTGCTGCGCAGACCAATGGAGAGACCACATGAAACGTTGGATCGTCGGACTTGCGGCATTTTCCGTCGTAGCCCTCGCCGGGATAGCCGGCGCGCAGAATGTCATGGAAGGCCAGGGTGCATTGTGGAGCATCCGCACCGGCGGCGTCCTCAACATAGAAACCGGCGGCGCGCTGAAGTTCAACAGCGTCGATCAGACGGCGGCGCTGGCGACCGCCCCGGCCGCTGTTGCTGCGGGTTACAAGATCGCGCGCGGCGAGACCGCGCTTGACGGCTCCAACCCGACGCCGGTTACGCCGGGGCTTGCCACCATCGTGGCGTGCTCGGTTTCGATCAAGGCAACCGCCGCGCCTGGAGTCGGCACGTCCGTGGTGACATACAGCACATCGACCACCACGCTTAACCTATACGGATGGAAGGTCACCGGCACCGGCGATGCAACCTTGATCGCGTCGAGCGGCACCGACACGATTGGATGGGTCTGCGTCGGCACCTGATAGCCAAAGCAGCCGTCGCCATGTCAGCCATCCCCGCCCTGATCACCGCGCCCACGGCTGCAGTCGTCTCGGTTGACGACTGCAAGTCGCTGCTCGGCATTTCGGGCAGCAGCCAGGACGACATGATCGATGGCGCGATCGGTGCCATCGCGGCAACGCTCGATCCGGCCTCCGGCGGATGGTTGGGCCGTGCGCTGCGGCCGCAGACATGGGAACTGCGGCTGAGTGGCTTTCCGGCGGGCGGTATCGAATTGCCCTATCCGGTGCAAACTGCGCTCACGTCGGTCAAGTATGACGACACCGCGGGCGTCGAGCAGACGCTGGTGGCCGACACGGATTACCGCGTGTTCGGTCTCAACGGCCATCACAAGGCGCGGGTGTCGCCGGTTTACAACGGCGCGTGGCCGGTTGCGCGCAGCGACGATGAGTCGGTGCGCATCCGCTACGTCTGCGGCTACGCCACCACGGCGATGCCGAAGCCGATCGTCAGCGCCGTCGCCTTAGGCGTGCGCAACCTGATCGCGACAGGCGAACGCAACCTCTATCTGTCTTCGGAAGAGGTGCCGGGCGTGCGCACCCGCAGTTGGATCGTCTCAGAGAATGCCGAAAAGGTTCTGCGACGTGCGTTCGAGAATCTTCTCTCCATTTATCGGGTCTATTGAGGTCACCATGCGCCCATCCGGCGAATATCTGCTCGGCAATTATGCGCTCACCACGGCGCTGACCGGGGAGGTGATCACATCGCAGCCGGCCGAGGCTGCTCCGCACCCGACCTATGAATATCTGGATGGCATGGAGAGTCTGCTTTATGCCGGGCTTAGTGTAAATTTTGTTTATGGCTCGGGCGGCACCACATGCCGCGTCATGGTTGAGACAAGTCGTGACGGCGGGACGACTTGGGTCGAGGCCTGGCGCGCGCTGTTTGTAACGGCGAGCGAGAACAATCAAGTCAATCTCTCTGCGGCAACGCCGGTCACAACGCCTTACACACCCGTTGCGCTGTCCGACGACACCGTGAAGGACGGCATTCTCGGCGCGCTGTGGCGTGCAAAAATTACATCAACAGGAACCTATGCCGGCAACACCAGCGTCAGTGTTCGGCTGGCCGCCCGGATGGGTTCTTGATGAGCGGCGACTACTCCGAATCCTACGCGCAGGTGCTGGAGGAAACCGTCATCGTGCGCCGCTACACGGGATCTGGAACGTCGCGCCCGAAGTTCGATGCGCAATGTCGTGCCAGGGCATCGGTTTACAATTTCACTGAGCTGGTGGGTTCGGTCCAGCAGGGCGATCAAAAGGTCGTGGTGCTGGTCGCGGACCTCACGCGAAACGGTCTCACCATGCCGGTCACCACCAATGACAAGGCGGTCGTGGCCGGCAAGGAATTGCAGATCGTGGCCCCGCTCGCGCGCAAGGCGCCCGATGGCTCTCTGATCGCCTACGAGCTGCAGGTGAGAGGGTAGGGGTGTCGCAAGCGCAGTTCAACGCCGCATCCAGTCGAGCGCTTGTCGTGGCTCAATCGCGCCTGGTGGCGGTCGCCAAGTCGATGCACAGCGACGTCATGCGCCGCGATCCGCGTCCGGTTGGCTTCACGCGCATTGTCGATGGCCGGGTCGGCGCGCTGGAGACCGCGGTCAAGGCGGCCGGCATCATTACCTATATCTATCTGCGCCCGCAGATTGGCTTCGGTGACATCAAGGAAACCATCGCGCGGCTCGATGAGGTGGCGCGCTTCGCGATGCAAACGCTGCGTGATCTTTCTCCGGTTGTGTCCGGCGAATATCGCGACGGCCACAAGCTGTTCATCAACGGCTATCCGGTGTCCGACGTGTCGCGCTGGAGGCCCGGCGCCGAAATCTCAATCACGAATTTCGTTACCTACAGCCGCATCCTGGAAGTGGGCGACGGCAAAGCCCGCGCGCCCAATCTGGTGTACGACCAGGCGCACGACATCATCACCGAGAAACACGGCAACGGCGCCAAGATCGACTTCACATGGCGCGGCATCACCGACGCCATGCAGATCGCACAAGACCCGCGCCAGCGCCGCGGGCTTGGCACCCAGATCGCGGGCCGAACCCGCGCCCACAACAAATCACCAGCGCGCTACCCGACCATCGTGATCGCACCGCACCCGGAGTCGGGAATGGCAAGGGCTGGCCGCTATGCCAACAACGCGCTTGCGCTTGCGCAAGGTGCCGCCGCCGTTCACTCCGCGCTGTCGCTGGGTTCGCCTGCATCACAGGGCTCGCCGCTGATGCTGAGTGCGCCCGACGTGATCGAGAACTGAGGCTGTCATGGCGGACTATGCCGGCGCCGTTGCCGCGATCAAGGCCCGCATGGCGGCGAACTGGACGACGACTCCGGTCGTCTATCAGAATGCGGCCAACGAATACGACCCCGCGACCGCCACGCAGACACCTTGGGTCTTCTTCGAGGTGATCGGCAGTTCCAGCGGGCTTCGCGGCGTGGGAATGCCCGGCAACCACGTCTGGCTCTATCGCGGCTTCATCGCAGCGCATGTGTTCGTTCCAATCAACACCGGCACCGATCAGGCGCAGCAGTACGCCAACTCGATCGGTGAAATCTTCCGCGCCGAGGGCTTCTACGACAACGGCGACGGTGCGCAGGTTCGCACCTGGGCGCCGCGCACGGATGGCGGCGGCAGCGATGCCGACGACGGCAACTGGTGGCGCGTGAGCTGCGTCATTCCATTCGAGTATCTGCACCGCGGCTGAGTGCGGCCCGCTTTCCCGACAATCCAAATCAAATCCTGACATCGGCGGCGTGACGCCCGCGCCGCCTTGACCTTATCGCCGCCGCCCTTGGGCAAGGCGGCTGCGATTCCAATGGAGATTCCATCATGCCCTATCAGTCCCAGAGCAATGGTTTGGTCGCGTTCAAGGTTCAGAGCGCCAAGGGCACGACGTCCTCGGGCGGCTCCGGCTTCGTGCTGCGCACCGCCGGCGGGCCTGGCGGCAGGCTCACCAAGAACGTCTATGAGTCGAACGAGGTGCGCCGCGATCTGATGCGCTCGCGCGGCCGGCATGGTCTGCGCAAGGCGTCAGGCTCCTACACCTGCGAGGTGTCGCTCGATAATTGCGATGCCTTCTATGAGGCGTTTTTTCGCGGCACATGGGAAACGGCATTAACCGTCACCGAGGCGACTGCATCGCTGACGTCGATCACCACGACCACCAGCACGATTGTTGCGGCTGCCGGATCGTGGATCACCGCGGGCCTGCGCGTCGGGGATATTGTCCGGCTGACCGGCCACTCCACTGCCGCCAACAACTCGCGCAACCTTCGCATCACGGGACTGACGGCCTCGACCATCACGGTGGCCGAGACACTGACCGCGGACGCGGGTGCGGATACCGCGTTCACCATCATCCGGCCAGGCCAGAAACTCATCAACCCGGCGGCGGGCTCCGCGGTGAAGTCGTTTTTCACCATCGAAGAGTATGATGGCGATCTGGACCTCACGGAAATCTTCTCCGACTGCATCATCACGTCGTTGAAGTTCTCGATGAGCTCCAGCGGCTTCCTGATGTGCGACATCGCGTGGGTCTCGACCGGCCTGTTCACCACGGCATCGGCTGGCTCGGCTCCGACGTTTACCTCGCCGACCGAAAGCGTGGGCCTGCCGCTGTCGTGCGCCGAAGCCACGCTGCGCTATTCCTCGACCGACTTTGTCGATCTCACGTCCTGGGATCTGACGATGGAGATTGGCGGCGTGGCGCCGGAGGTGGTGGGATCGGTAATCTCGCCGGATGTGTTCACCGGCCAGATGATGGTCAGCATGAACTTCAGTATGCTCCGCACCGACTACGGCAAGATGACGGACTTCCTGGCCGAGACTGCGCTGACCTTCTCCATCATGGCGCAGGAAAACGAGACGGCACCCGCAGACTTCCTCGGGCTGTTCGTCCCGAACTTCACGCTGGGCGGTGTCGAGAAGTCGGCACTGTCGAAGGAAGCAGGACCGCGCACGCAATCGATCAGCGTTCCAGCCGGCCTCGTGGGAAAAGATACGACCGGCGGTGCCTGGGATGCAACGATGGTTAAGTTGCAGTGTTCGAATACTTGAGCAATTTCAATCTGTTGTGCTAGTGTTCCTGCCGGGCGCGGTTCATCGCCCGGCAGGGTTGCTGGCATGAGAGAGCGCGAGGTTCTTGCTCACATCAAAACGAGTGGCCGTCGTCATTACGTCTATGTACTGCGTAGGCCCGATGGCCGGGCGTTCTATGTCGGTGTTGGCACCGGACGTCGGTTGCTCGATCATGCGATCTTCGCGCGCCGTCAGAATCTGGATAGCCACAAACTTCGTGTGATCCGCAAGCTGTGGAGATTGGAACAAGAGATCGACTACACCGTCCACGCATTCTTCGATCAGCGCGGGGATGCCGGCCGCGCCGAAGCCGCGCTGATTGCGGAGATTGGTCGCCACGATTTACGCGCGGGTCCGCTAACAAATGTTACGGCGGGCGGTGAGGGTGCGCCGAGTCCTTCGGATGAAGTGCTGTCCGCGCGTAGCATCAAGCTTCGCGCAGCGTGGGCAAAGCGCGACAAGGTTGCTGCGATGGCCCACCTTAATACGCCGGAAGTGCGCGCTAAAACCGCCGCTACGCGAACTGGACTAAAGCGTGGACCGTATCAATGGACGAAAAATCCAGGGGCAAGCCCGCCCGAACAGCGTGCGGCAGTATCAGCCAGACTGAAGGCCGATCCTGTTTCGCGGCGTCCTGGCGTGGCGACACGTCGCATCCGATCCGGAATGGCAGCCGATGAACACCGAGCCGAACGATGGCGCGTTCCGCCTTTACGGACTGCACGTCCATAACATCAGCCATAACATCAGCCATTCTTGGCTTGAGATTCACTACGCCGCACTGAATGAAGAAGGGCAACTGATCCTTCCGTCAGGGGATAATTTTGACGATTGGGCCTTTAACGGGCAAAAATATCAGCCGCGAAGGTGGGCAAGCCGATCAATAGTTGGATGCGGACGCCTGCAGCGAAGCTTCGTTTCAGTCGCGGTGTGCATCCTCGCGCCCGCCCCATCGAAATGACGGCCGGCCCTTTGCCTGCAAGGCCGATGCAGTTGATGTGCTTGGTGTGTCGCTGTCCACCATTGATTACTGGCTCAAGCGCAGCCGCCACGGCGCTCAATTTCTTCCCAAACCCTAAGAGGCTAATCATGTCACAGATCGAAACCGCCGTGCGTGACACGGCGGCGGCGCTCCATGCCGCCATCAAGTCCGCGGTCGATGCGGGCTACCGCATCGGCTGGCCGTCATCGCCGGATGGGCTGTTGTCCATCGCGGTGAGCGAGACGGCGAAGGTGAAGCCCGCGGCGTATGTCGCGCCGGAGGCGAAACCTGCGCCCGCGCCGTCACGGTTTGCCCGCAATGTAAAGCCCGAAACGACCGGGCTCTAAAACCCATCCTCGCGGCAGCGAGGTTTCGCAAACTACGCGCGTAGGGACGGGCGACATCTGCCGGTGTCGCCCGTCCGCTTAACCGGCAGAGGAAAACATGGACAACACGGCAAACAACGCAGCGTCTCCCGCTGTGGTCAATCTCGCGGGCGCATTGCCCCACCAATCCGCAGAACTCTCAATCGTGTTTCAAGGCACCAGCAAGCCGACCGGATGGGTGATTACGATTGCAGGGCCAGGGCATCCCAAAACCATCGCCTACAACAACGAGATGGAACGCGAGCGGCTGCACCGCGATGCGCTGATCGAGCAGTCCCGCGCCAACGGAAAGAAGTACAAGTCCGACGAACTCACGCCGGAGGAAAGCCGCCGCAAGTTTGTCGAAGGCTTGACGGCCCGCATCGTCACATGGACGCCGGTCGATTTCGGCTGGGGCGTCGTGGAGTTTTCCGAGAAGACTGGCGTCGATACGCTGCTGCGTCCCGAGCTTGGCTTCGCCGTCGGCCAGATCGTCGACTACCTGGTGGGCGAGCGGGCTTTTATGAAGGACGCCGCGAAGACCTGAAGGCGTTTGCGGCGTCTCAATTCAAACTATCAGCCCGCGAAAATGACGGCCAATCCGCCCGCGAATTGCTGGAGGGTCTGATCGAGCGATCGATCCTGGCCGGCCGGCCGGACGCCCATCGCGCCGAATGGGAGGCCGAGCTTTACGGCAATCCCTGTCCCGCCGCGATGGCCTACCTCTGGCGCATCTTCAACCGTTTGCGCCGGCGCGTGGGTGGCAACGGCTTCGGGGCCAACCCGATCTCGTGGCCGGACCTCGATGCCTTCGTTCGTTACTCACGGATCAATCTTGCTCCGTGGGAGATCGAAGTGATCGAAGACCTCGACGATCTCTTTCTGATCGCGATGGCACCCAAGCCATCCAGTCAGCCGCCGAAAGGAGAGTCCTGATCCGATGGAAGCCGTCGTCACCAAGCTGACCATTGATTCCTCCGATGCTGGCCGTGGTGCCGAGGCGTTCGCCGCAGCGATGCGGCGGTCATCCGCGGCGGCGGATGAGACGACCAAGTCCCTGACGGCAACCGAGCGGACGCACCGCAAGTGGACGGCTTCTCTGGGCGCGTCCGATCCCGCCATCAAGGCGCAGATCGTGCTGATGGAGAAGATGCGCCAGCAGCACGCCGATGGTGCGAAGGCCGCCAACGACAACATGGCTGCGGCCCGCGATGCGAATAAGTCACTTGTTGATACCGGCGCCGAAGTTCTCAAGGTCGCCGGGCATCTAAAGTTTGCCGCGGTCGCCGCCTATGCGCTGTCTCCGGCATTCCGCGCGATGGTCAATCCTGCTGTGGTCGGTGCGCTGGCGGCGATGGGGCCGGCAGCCGTGTCGGCCGGGGCTGCCATCATGACAGCCATGGCGCCGGCGTTCGCTTTCATGGCGAAGATCGCAGTGCCAATTCTCGTTATCGTTACGGCGTGGAAGGCGCTCAGTGCCGTCATCGATCAAGGAGCGTCGTTGCTGGAAAAATACGGCAACGCGCAGCGCGACCTGATCGCTGGTGTCGATGACAACCTCAAGAAGCTGACCAAGTTTCAGGACGCAGGACTGACGGCGGAACAGGTTCAGCGCGCGACCGAGTTGGGCGCACGCCTGAACGAAGCCAACCGGACGATTGGCGAGTTTTCCCGCGTCCAATTTGGGCTGGTCGACCCTGCGCTCCAGTTGCAAGCGGTGTGGGTGCGCATCGTCGAACTGGTTGCTGCGGCGGTCGATAAACTTAACAGGGTGCCGTCGTGGGCAATTTCCATGATGGCTGGCGCTGCCACGGGCGCTGTTGTTGGCTCAGTGATCCCCGTGATAGGTACGGGTGTTGGTGCCGTGGCGGGGGCGGCGGCCGGCCTAGCGGCGAATTTGGCTTCATCTTCCGAGGCGGAAACGCAGGCTGTGTCACGGGCCGACGCCCTGACTGCTGCACACCAGCGCCTCGGCGCCCGGGTGGGCTCGACCAGCAACTTCGCGGTTCGCTTCGGCCAAGCCGTCAACGATATTGCAAACCCTGTCAAGGAATTGACGAAGGAGACGGTGAAGGCTGCGGAGGCAGCCAAAGGTCTCAATGAGTACCAAAACGCACTGCAGCGGATTAAAGACCAGACAGAGGTAATGGCTGAGCAGGTCAAGTGGCTCGGCAAGACCACGGAAGAGGTCGATAAACTTCGGATCGCGCGCGAGCTTGAACGCGCCGCGGGCAAGGCCGAGATGAAAATCGGCCCTGAAGCGCGCGCCGAGATTGACGCCCTGGCCCAGCGCTATGCAGCACTCAAGGAAGAACTGCGGCGGGTCAACGAACAGCGCGAGATGGTGGAGTCGCTGGGCAGTTCGATCGTCAGCGCTTTCATGTCGGGCGGCGATGCCGTCAAAAGCTTGACCAGGTCGCTGGCAAGCCTTGGTCAACAGCTTGCATCGAAGCAACTCAGCAAGTTTCTAAACGGCGACTTCACCGGCGGCAGCGCCAGCAACCTGATGTCGATGGGTGGCGTTGCCGGCATCGCCAGTGCCGGTGCCATGGGCTACCAGTCCGGCTCGGGGCTCATGGGGGCAGCGGGTGGCGCGTTGACCGGGTTCGCTGTTGGCGGTGTTCCGGGTGCTCTCATTGGTGGAGCCGTTGGCGGCATTGCGGGCATTTTCGGCGGTGCCTCGCAACGCCGTCAGCAGCGCCAGCAGCAGGCCGCCGAGGCCGCGCAGATCGCCCGGCAGACCCAGTTGCTCGGGATCGATACCACGACACGCTCTGGGTCGATGGAAGCGCTGCGCATCCAGCAGCAGGGAGAAATTGAAGCAGCGGCAGCCGAGCGAAACTGGGCCAAGGCGATGGCGCTGAGCAATCATCATCGCGCCCAGCAGCTTCAACTCGATAAGGAATGGAACACGCGCGAAGCCGAGGTGGCGAAGCAAAAGCGCGAGGAAGAACTGCGGCTGGCCGAAGAGCACGCCAAGGCCATCACGGGTCGGATCCAGACCAATACGGATCGCGCATTGCTGGCGGGTCTCGATATCTCGACGCTAGAGGGTGCTGTGTTGGCCGCAGAGCGAGCGTTTCAGCGCGAGCGTGAGGCCGAAATCGAGGCTGGCGGCGAGGCGATGGTGTCGCTCGAGTTGGCGCACGGGATGGAGTTGCAGAATATCCGGGACGGCTTTCACAAGCAGGCTCTCGATAAGACAAAGCAAGCCCAGGAGCAGCAGCTTGCCGCCATGACGCAGGCCGCTCGGGGCATCGTCAATTATCTCTCTGGTCTGCAGACCGGGCAGGAATCTCCCCTTTCGCCATCGGCACGACTTGGTGCTTCTCGGCAGACTTATGACGCAACGCTGGCGTTGGCGCGGGGTGGCAACGCAGATGCGTTGGGTCGCATTACCCAAGACGCCGAGACCATGCGGGTGGCCGCAAAGGAATTCTTTGGCTCAGGTGCCGGCTACCAGGATATCTTCAAGCAGATTCAATCGCAGTTGTTGAACCTGCCGGCGGTTCAAGCAGCAACCGATCCCACGGTCGTTGCTCTACGTGACGTGATCGCGGCAGTGAACGCCGGCACCGGGGCAAATACCAACATCGCGTTGCGCCAGGAAGGCGTCTACTTCGACGACATCGCCACGGCGACATATGTTTCTGCGGATCTGCAGAATAGTACAAACTCGTTGTTGAGTTCGATATTCGGCACGCTCAACGGCTTCCCGAGTTACTATCAGCAGATGATATCTGCGATGGGAGCAGTTGCGTCGTCGACTGCGGCGGCAGCAGCAACGGCACAGGCACAGGCTGACGCTGCCGCTGCCGCCGCTGCCGCCGCAAGAGCCGAGAAACAGAAGAAATACGATCAAGCGTATTTAAATTGGCAGTTTCAAGTCGGACCACACGGTAGCTATAGTTCCATTCCGGGACAGGACAATTATCTGGCACCGCCAACCCCGGCACAATACGGCTTGCAGATGGGAGGCATGGTTCCTGGCTTTGCCAATGGTGGCATGGTCGGCAACGGCATCTGGGATCGTGACAGTGTGCTGGCCCGCTATGCGGGTGGAGGTCATATCGGACTGGCGGGCGGCGAGTATGTCATGCCCGCCAACCAGACCCGGATGTATCTGCCTCAGCTTGAGGCGATGCGCTCCGGCGCTGCCAACGACAACGGCGGCGTGATTGCGGAATTGCGTGCATTGCGTTCCGAGAACGCGATGATGCAAGGCCAGATCGCGAAGTTCACCGCACAGTTGACCGCTGTCGTGGCGGCTGGCTTCCGCGAACAGAACACGGTGATCAAAGACACCGAGCGCAAAGAGACCAGCGACCGCAGGGTTCGTAAGAGGACCGGCACCGATGGCTAACCTCACCAACTATGCGCAGAAGAAGCTGATGGATTTGACGATCCACGGCACGGCGTATTCGTCGCCATCGACATATCTTGGGCTGTTCACGGCATCACCCGGTGAGACGGGCTCGTTGACGGCGGAGGTGTCCGGCGGGAATTACGCCAGGGTGGCCCTTACCGCGAAGATGGCGGCAACCGTGCTGGGCACGGGCGTCTGCGTCAATTCCGCGGCGGTGACGTTCCCGGTGCCGTCCGCTGCCTGGGGTGCCATCACCCATGTCGGGGTGATGGATGCGGCCACGGCGGGCAACGTGCTGATGTATTTCCCGCTGGCCGAGGCGCAGGTCAAGAATTCCGGTGATCCTGCGCTGGAGTTCGTGCCGGGCTCGCTCAACATCTTCACACTGATCGCTGATCCGTCGCAGCTCACGCGATACCTCGCCAAGAAGTGGATGGACCACCTGATCGGCATTGCCACCTTCACGGCGCCGCCGGCAGGGCTCTATCTCGGCATGTTCAGCGCCGATCCGACATCGACGGGCTCGCTCAGCGACGAAATCGCATCGGGCGGCTATGGCCGCCAGGCGCTCACCGCATTGATGGAAGAGACTGCGTTGACGACGGGCATTTCGATCAACGAGGACACGGTGCTGTTTCCAACGCCGACCGCGGCCTACAGCGTGACGCACTTCGGCATCATGGATGCGTCCACGGCTGGAAACATGCTGTTTCGGAAGGCTCGAACATCCACGCTGATTGTCACCAGCGGCGGCGCTGCGGTGCAGATTTCCGCTGGCCAACTGGCGTTGCGCGCGGCGTAAGGCGATGCCTGACAGCGACATCACGGTCACCAGCCTGACCATCACGCCGGGCAGCGGTCACAATCTCGCGAAATTTGCGTACACCGATCCGAACGCGAACGGGCTACCTTCGCTCAAACTGGATGCTGTCGAACTCTGGGCGGCGACATCGAACGACCGCGCACACGCCTCGTTTGTCAAGGTCGATGAGGGCCGTGACAAGGCCGCTCACATGGGCGTGGTGGAGGGTTCGACCTATTATTACTGGGCCAAGGCGAGCAGCGCGTCAGGCCGTTATGGCGATTATTATCCGAGCGGAGCAACGTCTGGCGTCATCGGCACGGTTGGGTTTGCTGCAGGCGCCGCTCAGGCGTTGATCAACGGCAAGATTACCGCCACGGTTGCGGCGAATGTTGTGACCGTTCGCATCAAGACGCTCTCGGGTGACGATCCCAGTTCGATCAATCCGGTGTTCGTTGGATTTCGCGGTCAGGACGGCAGTTATGTGGTCCGCTCGATCACGGCGGCTCTGTCGCTGGTCATTTCTGCCGGATCAAGCCTTGGTGCCAACAGCGGCACGCCGGTTCGGCTTTGGCTGGTCGCATTCGATGACGCCGCAGTGGTCAAGCTTGCTGCGGTCAATTGCTGCAGCGGGTTCGGCGTCTTGCCGCTCGATGAAGTGGGCACCGCAAGCGCCACGGCCGAGGGCGGCGCCGGCGGGGCCGATACACTCGGCGTGTTCTATGCGACGGCTGCGATCACGGCCAAGCAGTTCCGCATTCTAGGCTTCATCGAATGGACATCGATCATTGTCACGGCCGGGCAATATCCGAACGCTCCGAACATCATCCATGTGGCTGGGCCTGCGACCAAGTTCCCCGGCGCGTTGGTGCAGACCGTTTCTGTTTACTCGGCCAGCCAAACCAACGGCGTCGTTGCCATCCCGGTTGACAACACGATCCCGCAAATCAGCGAGGGTTCGGAAGCCACTTCATATTCAGGGTTCGTGCCGAAGTCGCCCTGCAACGTGATCAAGACGGAGTTTCGGCTGCACGCAGCCCGCAGCACGGCCGGGCCGTTGATCGCCGCGGCTTTCAGTAGCCTGAGCAACGATTCACTGCATACGACGATACAGGCCGCGGTAGCGGATGCTCTTGAGTGCCTTGTTGGGGACTATGGCTACATGGCACTGAACACCACGTCGCGCGATTACTCGCTGCGGGGCGGCGCCAGCGGCGGCGCGACGTACTACCTCAACAGCAATTCAGGTGGCGGCTATTTCGGGGGAACGCTGCTCAGCAAAATGACCGTCACGGAAATTGCAGGCTAAATGCTCGGTCTTCACGCCATATCGGAAGCCGCAATTTCGGCGCTTCCCGACCGTCTGACCGGCCGGGTGTCGGCGTCAGTCGTGGTGGCGGGGACATTCGACATTGTCACCACCAGTGCGTCACGCGCGATCCTGGTCGATCCGAATGAGGCTCCGGTGTTTGCGGTTGAAATTTATGCCGCGCCGCTTTTGAGATCGGCCGCCTGACATGCTGGGCCTTCACGCGATTTCGGCTGCGGCCATCTCCGCGCTGCCGGGTGTCTTTGCATTTGGTTCGGCGGGAGCCACGCTCGACATCACCGATTCCAGCGAAGGCGGGTTTGCGGTCCGCGCGTCGTCGTATCCGTTCATCACGCGGGCCACGGACGAGCCGGCCAACACGCCGTTCAAGGGCACGCTGCTCAAGCCGATCAGTTTCAGCCGTTCCATCGTCAACTCGGACGGGTTCGGTCGGCTCTCGGTTGGCTATGGCTCCATTGAACTGATCAACGCCGAGGCCGACTACGACAGTCTGGTGCAGCACTTCGGCGTCGATGGCCGGCGCATTGTGCTCAAGGTGGGCGCCAAGACAGGCCCGCGCACGGTCGGGGCTTTCGATGATTTCGTCACCATCGCGGACCTCCAGGCCGAAGGCTGGGAGGCCGACGACGAGGTGCTGCGCATCAACGTCCGCGACAAGTCTTATTTGCTGGAGGTTCCGACCCAGCCCAACACCTATGACGGCAGCGGCGGGTTGAACGGCTATTCGGATTTGAACGGTCTGCGAAAGCCGCTGGCGATCGGCGACGGCTCCTACGGCGCCAATGTCTCGCCGGTGCTCGTGATCCCGTCCGAGCTGGTGTACCACCTCAATGACGGCGCGGTGCAGGCGATCGGCGCGGTGTACGACTCAGGCTTCGCGCTCACCGCAACATCGGATTATGCAACGCTTGCGCTGCTGCGTGCGGCAACGATGGTGCCGGGGCAGTATGCCACCTGCCTTGCCCAAGGCTGCTTCCGGCTTGGTGGTGCGGCGAACAGGCAGATCACCTGCGACTTCCAAGGTGCCAACAGCGGCGGCTATGTCAGCACGCTCGCCGACGTGATCCAATTTCTGGTGGAGAACGCAGCCGACGTCGATGCCGACGACTTCGACGACGCCACGTTCGCGCTGCTCAACGTGCTGCAGACCGCGAGCGCGGCCTACTATCTCGATCACAACTCGAACGAGATGTTGTCGGAAACCATCGGCAATCTGATGGGCAACATCGGCTGGGCCGGGTTCACGCGGCTTGGGCTGTTCGAGGTTCGTCGTTTCGACACCGCGGGAATAGCCCCGGTCGAGTATTTCAAGACCACGCAGATCGTCCGCATCAATCGCGAGAAACTGCCGAGCGGCATCGATGCGCTGGTGCAACGGGTGCGCGTCACCTACCAGCACAACTTCACGGTGCAGTCGAACACCGATCTGGTGGGCGTCGTGCTGGAGGATGAGCCGGAGCGGGCGCTCTATCTGTCGCAGCCGCATCGCGTGGCATCGACCACGGACGAGGAAGCAGCAGCCATCGTGGCGGATCATCCGCTGGCGACCGATCCTGCGCCCTTCGTTCTCTACTTCACGACAGAGGCTGCGGCGCAGGCCGAAGCCGACCGCCTGTTCGAAATCTATGGCACCGAGCGCGCTGTGTACCGCTTCACCGTGAAGGGTCGGGCGTTCGGCGTCGATCCTGGCGACACCATCCATCTGACCTATCCGCGCTTTGGTCTCTCCGTCGGGCGCTTTGGCGTTGCGGTGTCGGTCGATGAAAGCATCGAGAACAACGAAACAACCATCGCGGTGCTGATCTGATGGCGAACCTCGCGCTGGCATGGGTGAACCTGGCCGACCTCGGAACGCTGACGGCTTCGGCGCAGTTGACGCTGGCGCCGGTGTCGATGTTGCAGAACAGGCATGTCGGCGAAAAGTGGCGGTTCAATGCAACCTCCGGCTACGTGGTGTGCGATCTTGGATCGACCAAGTCCGTGGACACCATCGCGCTGATGGGAATGTCAGGCGACGATCCCGCGCTGCGCGTGAAGGTCTCCACAGCCGACAGTTCCGGCGCCGCCGGCGATGCCTATGATTCCGGCGCGCTCGCAAGCGCATGGGACTCCGACTATCTGCCGTTCGTTCGGCTGATCTCGGCGCCGGTCAGCGGGCGCTATGTCCGCATCGATATTTCGGAAGTGGGCGTTGACTATATCGAGGCGGGCCGGCTGTTCATCGGCGTCCGCCAGCAATTCGGAATCAACTTCCGGCCCGGCTGGGAGCGCGCCATCGTCGATCCGTCGATCCGCACCGGCGGGCTTGGCGGCCAGACCTTCGACGATCTGCGGGACAAGTATCGCACGCTGGCGCTCACCATCGAGTGGGCCACGCTGACGGAGCGCAATAACATTATCGAGGCGATCGATCTGGCGCTGGGTCAAACGGGCGACATGCTGGTCGTCACCGATCCGAACAGCAGCACGCTGAGCCGCGATTGCATTTGGGGCTATCAGGAAAATCTCAACCCCGTGATCGAGCCCGTCATCGTGGCGGACGGGCCACGGTTCTCACGCACCTTCAGCATCCGCGAGCGGCTGTAGCCGCACCCACTTCCACATTTTTCACGACTTGAAGGGAGCGCGGCGGGTCATTCCGTCTGCGTGAACACGCATGGCTCATATTATCAAGGATATGCGGCGCGAATCTGGAACCGTCACCGGGGCAGGCAATCCATATTCGCTTAACGGCCTGGTGACAGGATATGGCGACTTCGATGTCGTTATGGCAACCGCCGACACCTCATGGTTCAGAGCGTCAGCCGGCGCCGATTACGAAACCTTCCTCGGTACGTTCACGGCGGGTTCTCCGAACACGCTGGCGCGCACCACGATCCTGGAGAGTTCCAACGGCAATAACGCCGTGGTGTGGGGCGCGAATACCATCGTCGATATCGTGATGACGGTGCCGGCGTCGATGCTTCCATTCCTTTCCACCACCCTACATTGCGGGCGACTGACCTACTCCAGTGCGACGGCGTTGCAGTTCTTGCCGCACAACGGCGATCTCATCAGAATCAATGGACAAACCAAACGCATCTCGGCCGGAGGCATCGCGGGTCTCGCCAACACCTCCGTCTATGTCAACGCCGTGGCGGGGCAAAACCTCGGAGCAAGCGCGGACTATCTCATCTGCGTGTTCGACAATGCCGGAACGTTGACTGCCGATTTCCGAACCGGAAGCCGCGCGACGAGCACGACCACCGGGAACGTAGGTACCGAAATTCTCAGCGGCGATAATACACGAAGCGTAATTGGGCGATGCAAGACCAACGCATCGAGTCAGTTCGTTGATAGCGCCACCGCGCGCATGGTGATTTCCTGGTTCAACCGGCGGAACATCGACGTGCTCAATGTGGTCGGTTCGACGCGAACCACGGTCTCGGCCGCCTATGTCGAGCTGAACTCAGTGGATCGCATTGAGTTTGTGTCGTGGTCTGAAGAGGTGGTGTCAATTAGCTTTTTCGCAAGCGTGGAGAACAGCGGCGCAAGTGGCGTGGTTTACGCCAGCGCGGGCATTGATGGAGCCACGGCAATTCTCGACCAGTATGCACAAGTTGTTGGTTCTGCAGGTTCCACCTCACAACTCGGTGCCACTGTCGTCAAATCTGTGACCGAAGGTGGGCATAACGTCAGGTTCTTAGGGGGCGCTGGCGTCGGTACTTCGTCTTATGGCGCAACCCGCCACGGACTGTCCGCCGTAATCAGGGGCTAACACGATGACCAAACAAATCGGACCATCATTCCCCGGCGAGCTTGAGGCGGCCGGCCTTTCTCAAAAGGTCAACAGCTTCGTGATTGGCGGAACGGACGCTGACATTTACGCGCCCGACCTCACCGGCGCGGAGCGCCGCGCGCTGGAGGCGGTAATCGCAGCACATGACCCGTCGGCCCAATCAAAACCACCCGCCCCGGACCCCATTGCCGATCTCGCTGTAATGCTTCGCAATCCTGCCAAGGCGTTAAGGCTAAAGGCGCTGCTCGAAAGGGATTAGATCGATCCGGTCTATGCCACGTCATTGCCAGTGGCGGCGTACACGTCCTTTTCCAAAACAGACAGGTGCCGAATGCGATTGATTCTCGCAGCGCTCTTGCTTTGCCTTTTTGCCTTCCCGGCTCACGCCGTTATTTCAGCCGGCAAGGAATTCCTCCGCGCGCCGCCCGCGGTGACGCTGCATCAGCGCCACGCGCGCCCGGCCAAGGTCCAGAAGGCCAGGGGAGTCCACAGGCGCGCTGCTATCGCGAGGGCTGCGCCCAGGCCGTCCCGGACCATCGGGGGCTACGCGCAGCAGATCGCGAGCGGTCCTTCCCGCAGTCTCGCCGGGGTGGTGCCAGAGCTCGCCTCCAAGGCTCGTGAGATCGCGGCCGACTGCGGCGCGCGGGTGATCTCTGCGGTGCGAAATACCTACATCGCAGGCACGCGCACCAAGAGCCTGCACGCCTCCGGCCGGGCAGTCGACATGGCTGGAAACCCGTCCTGCATCGCGCGTCATCTGGCGAACTGGCGGGGCGGCGCGAGCAACGACTATCACCGCGTGGCGCACTACCACATTTCATGGGGCGGTTATGAGCATGGTCGGCGGTTCGCGCATGGTGTTAGCCGGAAGACGCGCAAGACGCGCTATGCGAGGGCGGGGTGAAGCGGCCCTGCAATCTGACCGGCGATGACGCATTGAAGGCGCGGCTGTGCGCGCGTCGGCACCGCATCGTGTGGAAGGTTGAACAATGACCGATCAACTGACGCAGCGCAACGCCGCGCGCTGGGCAGATGCCAAGATCACCCGCGGCTCTGAGCTAACGCCAGTCGCCAAACGCCTCGTCGCGCAGAAGGCCCGCTATCAGGCTGTCGAGGCCATGACGCGCGTTCCGTGGTTCGTGATCGCCGTCATCCATCAGCGGGAATCCTCGCAGGACTTCGCCCGTTCGCTGGCGCAGGGCGACCCATGGGACCGGATGTCCGTGCGTGTCCCGAAAGGCCGCGGCCCGTTCAATTCGTGGGAGGGCGCCGCGATTGATGCGTTGGTGAACTGTCATCCGTATCTGGCGCGTTGGAAAGACTGGACGCCCGGCGGCACCATGACCGCGTTGGAGCAATACAATGGCTTAGGGTATTTCAGGCGAAATATCCCGAGTCCTTACACATGGTCCGGGACTGACCAGTACCGGAGGGGCAAATACACGTCTGACGGCGTGTTCGATCCGAACGTGGTTGACAAGCAGCTCGGCTGCGCGGTGCTGATCCTCGCCATGCAGAAGTTTGACCCGTCGATCGGCTGGATCGTAGCGCGGCCACCGCCTGACATTCCCATGCCAGGCCCCGTTGCCAAGCCGTCAGGGCTGGCCGGGCTGCTGGCGGCTTTCCTCTCCCTATTCAAACGGTCCTAGGAGCCTTCCATGTTCGCCAATCCGCTTTGGTCGCTGCTGCTGCTCATCATCCCGGTCCTCGTCTATCGCTTCATCATCAGCCCAAGGCTGCGGAAGCGGTATTCCGAGATTTACGTCCACATTGAGTCGTTCTGGGCCAGACAGTGGGCGCGGGTCTATGCCTTCCGAACGTTCGTCATATCGGCCATGGGGACGGTGCTGGCGGCTGCGCCCGATCTTTTGGTGGCAATCACGCCCTTGGACTTTTCAACGATTCTGCCGCAGCCCTGGGGCCTCTACGTGGGCACTGGCGTTGCCATCGCGGTGGCGCTGATGAAGGCGTTCGAGACGAAGCCGGGCGAGGTGAAGGCGTGATCGGCGGCATCATATCCTCGATCGCGGGCGGGGCGTTCAAGGAACTATTCGGCGGGCTAGAACGCGCCTACAAGGCCAAGCTCGAAGCCAAGAACGATGCCGAGCGCATCGACGCCGACAAGCAGATCACATTCTTTCAGGGGCAGATATCGCTCGCACAGTCCGCCGCTCAGCATGACAAGTGGTGGAGCACCCGTGAGCTGATCGGCAAATGTGCGCTGATTTATGTATTCAAAATCGTGGTGTGGGACACGGTTCTAAAGCTTGGAGTCACCCCGGACCCCGGCCCCCAGGTGACCGGCATCGTTATGTTGACAATCGGCTTCTATTTCGGGAGCAAAGCGGCAACCGACATTGCGGCGCGGCTGCTCTCCGCCTTCGCATCGCGATATCGATAATGGCAAATTTGGACTATCAGACGATAGCTCTCGTCGTCACCCTTCTCGGCATGGCCACGGGTGGCCTCTGGAAGCTGACCCGGATCGAAACCGAACTGCGCGCCTGCATCAATTCGTCCAGGGATGATGTCGAGGAAAAGCAAACCGAGCACTCCCGAGAATTTGGCGAGACGATCTTAGCCCTGCGCCAGCACATCACGACATTCCAGCTTGAGGTCGCCAACAACTACGTTCGCCGGGACGGCTTCTACAAGGTCCGCGATGAACTGGCCTCCGACATCAAAAGCCTGGGCGATGAACTCAAGGCCACGCTGGTGCGCGTGGAAAGCAAGATCGACAGCAAGACATAAGCGTAGCCGTGCGTGACTGTTCCTCCCAGACTGCCCCGGCACCCGCAGAGGGTCCGGGGCTTTTTTCGTTTCAAGCCGTCTGCACTAGTATGCGCGCACGATGGCAGGGACGGCAGGACTCGAACCTGCAACCCTCAGCGTCAAAGGCTGATGCTCTACCATTGAGCTACGTCCCTATGAGGGTTCCACCTTTCGCGTCACCCACAACCGTCGAGGCCACCGGCACCATCCCGGTCTGTGATCCCTCATCTAAGGTGTACACCATCGACGTAGGCAGGGATTTGAACCCTAATTACTCACCTGATCTCGGCCAGCGAGGGGGAATTGAACCCCACCACTCTCGTTGCGCCTCGCAGCGCTATCTGTCCTCCGCTCCTTGCCCATGTGCGCGACTGTCGCGATGGTTTAGTTCGCGCTTCGCTTATATGCGGGCTTCAAATAGCGCACAGAAGAAATCCGGTGCAGTAAAAAGCTCGGCTCGGTACTCGCTACCGTCCTGCACATAGGCTCTTGCCGATTTTAACGCTTCGCCTACTTTCTCTGTATAGCCGTCCTCGAACTTCGTATCGCGCGGCACACCGTCGTCCACGATCCGCCAGCGTTCTCGAACGGCGAGACATTCACCGAAACCGGCAGACTTCGACTCCCACTCCTCATTGTCTGAGTCCTTTTTCCAGTGCTTGCACAGGTCGCAGCGCATCATGCGCGCGACTTGACGTATGCCGCCTTGATCTCGCGGCGATGTTTTTTGCGGCGGCGCAACCGTTCGCGGATTTGGTCAGCGTCATTGGTTTCGAGCGCGGCCATGATCTCGTTGTGGATGCAGTTCCGTAGCGATAGCTTCATGGTGGCCGGGCAGGCATCGACGGCGGCGGGGTACATCGTCTCAAGGTGGTGTACGGCGGCCTTGCCAATATCCATTGCGATGGCCTTCACCAGTTCCTTGCTCCACTCGCCATCGCCTGGCCTGCGCTCGATCCGAACGACCGGCAGCGTGACCACGTTGCGGAGGTCGATGCCCTTGCCTCTGGCTTTCAGGTGTGTGCTCGGCATGTGTGTTCCCTCTGATGCCCTATGTGTACCGCAGCCCGCCCCGGCGGTTTGCAGAGAGCCTAGCCTGATCGGAAACCGCGAACGGGGACGGTCCAGGGCTCTCGCTGCGATTGGTGTTCATGGCGATGATGTCTCTTATGCGTAAGTTTCGAGCGGCGTCCCGCTCTTGAGGTAGAGCGGGTGTTTCGGTGCGCCAGTCTTCGTCTTGCCGAGGCAGAACACGGCGGGCCTATGGCTTCGCAGCAGCCCCTTGACCACGCTCGCCCGATTGAGCGCCATTCCGTGAGCGCCCCAGGCGCAGATAGCAACGTCGCAGCGTCCGATGGCGCGCTCGATAGCGTCATCATTGTTCGGGCCGACAGCATCGGCAACGTAGGGAAGCTCGTCCGGGTCCGTTGCGCGGAAGGCGAATAAATTGACGACCTCCATGCTGCCGTAGCCAAGGCCGACCAGGAGACGAACGCAGGAGCGAATGGTTGCGTCATCCTGCCGGGCGTCAGCGGTTGACGGATTGAGCATCACCAGAAGAGCGCGCGGCTTTCCGTGATCCCACGTCCGGCGCAGCATGTAGCGGTACGTCTCGCACTCCGAAAGCACCGCATCATTTTCTAGATAGTGGTTCGGCATCTGCTCACTCTTTTTGCTGCGTCTGCGAAGGTGCGAGCGTGCGCCCAGACTCACCAAGACCGCGAGCTTTTAGTGCCGCGACGCAGAGGCAAAGCACCGGGGTAACTGCCGCCACCGATTTGATTTCTTCGTTTGGGGCATTGAGTTGAAAATTGACCAACTCTGCACCCGCGCAATGTCCGTCGCCGCCGTGGATCGACCACGCATCCCATTTAGCCGGAACGAGCGCGAAGGCCGCATCGAAGGACGCGGTGTAGGCAGGAAGCGTTTCAGACGGATCGTATTGTTCGAACGTCGAGATGTGGCGCTTGCGACCGTGGGCGACCTCAAAAATCAGTTCATCGAGATCACGGTCAGGTCCGTCGGCATTCTCAAGCCGTTCGATTAGGTCAAGCATCGGGCTTCTCCGAGTTGAGTGATGCACCGTGAGCGGACGCCCCGAACTTGAACCCCTTGCGCGGGCACATCGGTGCCTCACAGGTTTTCTCAGAAGTTGGAGGGCATATGCAGCCGGGCGGCGTGTACGAAATCGGTCCATGTGAGAACGGGTAGAGAGGCTGCAAGCCCGGATTGCAAATCGGGCACGGGCTAGAGGGGCAAGTGTGGACAGGCATCGCTATTTCCCTTCCGCATGTGGCTGTTCAGCCAATTTTTGGCGAAGCAGTTCGATCTTGTCGGCGGCAAGTCGCATAGCGGTTTGCTGCACGCTCTCTCCGCCATAGTCCGGCTTCGACCATTCTCGTAGGACGACCACAAGCCCGCGTTCTGCAATGTAGCGTTCCGTCGCACTCATTGGCTGTCACCGGACTTCAACGGATCGCGCGGCGCAGGAGCCCAGCACTCAAAATCGTTAAAGGCCCAATCGTCAAAATTATCCCCTGACGGAAGGATCAGTTGCCCTTCTTCATTCAGTGCGACGTAGTGAATCTCAAGCCAAGAATGGCTGATGTTATGGCTGATGTTATAGACGTGCAGTCCGTAAAGGCGGAACGCGCCATCGTTCGGCTCGGTGTTCATCGGCTGCCATTCCGCTACTTTGATGCACTGCAGACTGGCGCGCCCCGTCGCCTGGAAATGTATGCCACGTTTCGCGGAACGCGCGCCGTCGAACAATATCTGCATGATCGCTTTAAGACGCACCGAACATCGGGCGAGTGGTTCAAATACCGAGAGCCTATCAAATCCTTTGTTGCCGCCCTTCATGAATTTGAATGGATGCGGAGGCTTTGCTCGTGAGCAATCGACGCGCGACCGTAACCCAGGCCGATGTCGCGGGCCCCGACGGGCACCGGCATATCTACGTCATCGCGCGTCTTGTCACTGGAATAGACCAGTCTCATCCCCCCGCTAGGAAACGCCAGCGCAACGGCGGCTGCAAGCCGCATCGGGGCGTTATCGTCAGTGGAGTGGATGGCTGGGCTCACGCCAACGCCTCCAGTTCCTTAAGGCCTTCGGTTTCAAGATGCTGGCGGCGGTGTTCCGCATTATGCGAGGCCAACCAGTAGCGGTATTCGATGCGACCTTCGCGGGGCCGTTCGATGGCCGGGATGCGCTCGCGCTGCACCACGGCCATGTAGTGCATCTCGCCCAGCCGGGCGCTGGTGCGCGCGGCAGGCCAGTCCAGATGCACGCCCAGTTCTCTTGCCGTGGCGCCGGGGTAGAGGCCCAGGGCGACGATCAGGCGGTATTCGTATTCGGGTCCCATGCTCAGAACTCCCGTCCTGTGTCGCGGTCGATCGGACGCGCGAAGGGTTTCATCGGCAGTTTGATCCCGCTCGCCCTGGTGCCGGTGATGGGCCGGAATTGCACCTTGCGGATTCCGCGGGCGTTGTCTCGGACGCGGTTTGACTTCGCGATCACCGGCTTGTCGTAGCCGTTGGTCTTGATGAGCAGCGCGACCGTGACGAGATAGCCCGCGAACAGGATTTGCTCTGCGCTCATTCGCAGCCCTCGCCCTGTCCGCAATGGATGCAGCGAGCATGTCCGTCATGCGGGCCGTATTGATGCTGCCCGGTGTGCGATCTCACACAATGCTCGAACACCTCCGGCCAGTCGGCATAGACTTCGCTGGCATGATCGAAGGCATCGGGATCGTCACCCGCTCGTGTCGAGACGGAAGCGATCTTGAGAAGGGGTTCGCTCATTCCCGCCACCAGTCCAGCTTCTTGCTGGTGCAGAACACCGCAGCAACTTCGGTGCTCTTCTCGGTCTTCTGGATGATCAACGTTGATCTGGCCTGCTCGCAGGCCATCATGTCGGGGTAGCGAAACACAGAGAGAGTCTGCACCTGTCCGCTGTAGGTGATTGTGTGGATGATGAGAAAGGCGGCGAGCATGTGCTAAGCTGCGTTCGCGTTAAATCAGGGAGGGTTGCGTGATGAGTGAGCCGGGCCAGATGACCGACTTTGAAATGCAGATGCTGGAATTGCTGCGAAGCATGGATCAGCGCCTCAAGACGGTTGAGGGGAGTGCGTTGTGGTTTCGGTCTCGGATCGAGGGGATGGATCGCGCGGCCCGAACGCTGCATCGAGTTCGGCCTTGGCCGCGATCACGTCAGCCACATAAACGTCAGGGCTGTCGCAGTTCACCCAGTAGTCGGTGGCGTAGCAGATGCTGTAGCCATCGGTCGCCTGATTGCCGTCGATGCTGTGGCCCAGCTTCTTCTCGACCTTGCGGACCCAGCGCCGCCAATCGCGCTCGTTGTCGCTGACGTGGCTTTCGGAGAATGCCAGACCGAGGTGCGGATTGATCTCAGCAAGATCGAGGTGCGTCATAACCATTCCCTCCGTAAGGCGACGGGACCGGGGGACTTTCCTGCCGGTTGTCTGCTAGTGTGGACGGTTGTGAAGACACCCTGGGGAGGGCGTAATGCTGCGTGTGAGTGTGGGGTTGGCCTGCGCCTTGGCGCTGGCGGGGTGTGCAGCGGTGCCCGCTTTGGCGGGTAGCGCCGCAGAACTGGCGACCATCCAGAGATGCTTTAAATCTAAGGTGTGGTGCGTCGCGTCGCTGACCGACCAAATCACACTGCACAAGATGCCATTCGCGATGCTGGCGGCGCGGGGGCCGTCGCGCGTGAAAGGCACATCCAACCGAGTTGCATGGCACATCCCATGCGAAGCGGGGGCGCCAGCACTCTATCTCTCGGCGGAGAGCTTGTTGAGTTACAACGACATCCGTGTTCGCTTTCGGGCGGACCCCGGCGGGGTCATAGGGACAGCTCTTGCCGACCACACCGGGGGTGGAAAAATGTTCACGGTCACGGACCCGCAGAAACTGATCGATGTGATGAAGGCCAAGGAAACGCTGACGGTTGAGATCACATTGCCCATGAATGCCGATCGTGCGCACGCAACGTTCAGCGTCGGCGGGCTCGCCGGTGCTCTTCGAAAAATTGAATGCGGTTGATGGCAAGGCCCGCTCCCGTGAATACGGGAGTATCGTTACCAATAGTAAACGCAAGGGCGCAAGCAAAAAGTTGCGGCTAGTAACACGGGCGGTGGATTAACCTTTCGTGCCGGTGCGGCGCGTCAGGCGCTCTGCCATGTCAGCAATCGCCTTTTGCGAATCCTCGTCAAGATCGGTCATGGCCCGCACGGTCCGCTCAACATGACCGTGCGTCTGATTATCGAACGGCGTGCCTTCGCCGCTCAGCAACCAAATCCAGTTGACCTTGAACTTTTGCGCGAACTTGGCTGCGGTCTGGTGGTCTAGCGGAATATGCTTTGACGATCCCAGGGGCGCGTTCGTAGGCGCGATATGTGCCGTCCTTCATGCCGAGCGACTTGGCTGCGTCCGTGGCCGTGCCGGTGCCCTTCTGCCAGCGTTTGCGCGCCCATCGAATGCGCTCGTGGGGTTCCGATAGTTCGCGCCATGTATCGTCATGTGCCGCCGCCATCACTGGAACGCTACCCACAGCGGCGTTACCGTGTGTAATTTCGTGCTTGCGCCATCCCGGTACTATTGGTACGGAAGACGTATGACTGAATCGGCGGCTTCAATCATCGAACAGAACGGCGGGCCATCGGCCTTTGCCGAAAAAGTCGGGAAGAGGCCCGGTGCCGTTCGCGTATGGAAGCATCGCAACCAGTTTCCCCGTGAAGTCTGGCCCGAGATATTGACCGCGTTTCCTGACATCTCGCTTGAGAAGCTGATGGACATGGAGGCGCGTCGATGAACGCGCGCAGTCGGAAACTGCAACAGCATGATAATCCCCCCCTGATTGATTTTTCAGCGGGAGCAGCCTGTCACAAAACTCCATCATCCGCTCATGAGACTTATTGCTTAGGCCATTTCGCACTGCACGCTGACGCAAATTCAACCGACTCATTCGGTTACACACTCGCGCGCCACGCCATGGTGGCGGCATGACCTCCACCCTCCGTGTTCAATCATCCGTAGCGCCCGACGATCATCGGTTGGGCGATGCCTGCTGCTTGTCAGCAGCCGCGATCGCTTGGCTTGATTTGCAACCCTTCTCATGCGTTCCCGACCTGCCCGTGACCTTGCATCAACTGCCCGGCGACTTCGCGCTCCCGCGCGGCTTGGCGGGTGAGCAGCTCCACGAGTCCAGCTATTTCGGCTGTTGGAATAACGATGCGCGCCACCACGGCGAAGGCAATAGCTTCGGTGTTCTTCCCCTCAATTACCTTTTGCGCGTCCTGCCGTTGGGCGCTGAACGTGATCTGCATCAGGCCCGGCGCGTAGGGGCTAACCAGCGTCATCCCGGTTGCAAGAGTTTCCCTGTCCTCCCTGCATTGATCCGCCGATTGCGGCACGCCTGCCGGGCCTTCGTCAATGCGTGGAAACGCCCCGCCGAGGCTCACTCATGATGGGCCATTTCACCATCGCTGCTGCCCCCCAGCCGGACGCAGCGACCCACGGACGGAGCCGATGTCGAAACCGGCTCCGTCCGTGTCTTCCGCACAACGCAAAGCTTCTGGGCTCAGGCGCGGGTGTTCTCTGTAATTGTTCTGTCGTGTGTGGAGTGCGTGTTTCATGTCCAGCGTATTGGAGTCGATCTCGCGTTCGCCGTCGCCTGAAACCCGCCGAACAGAAGTTCGGCCTGCCGAACAATTGTTCGGTTCGGTCATGGGCGACATCGCAAGGCTGCTCTTTCCGGCCAAAACAGCGGCGCACATTGCGGTGCTGGTCGGCTGCGGCGAGCGCGCCGCCGAGATGTATCTCGCAGGCGATCGGGAATGGTCGGGCGATGCGATTGCCGCCATCGTCGCCGAAGTTCTGCGTCGGCACGCTTTACGCAACGTCAAGGTCCGCGCTCGATAGGAGGGCTGCTTGACCGCCCTTGTGGTGCCATCCCAAATCGAACTCTCTCTCCCGGCGCTGATCGATCGCACCGTAAAGGCGCTCGCCAACGCGCGCACCGCCGCGGAAGTTCTTGAGGCTCGCGAACTCGCCACACTGGCATACGACGCTGCAAAGCGCGCCGCCCGGATGGGTAAGGCCAAGGAGGCACACGATAGCCTGATCGCTGCCGCGCATCGCACGCAAGCCGACGCACTGGAACTTGAGGCTGGTGCAAAGCGGCGGCTGGCCGACGAATACGACGCGGCGCAGGAACGGGGGGAGATTGGCAAGCAGGGCGCTCATGTTCCAGACGGGAACATGAGAGCGGACGACATTTTGCCCCGGAAGGAATTACACGAGGCCCGCGAAATCCGCGATGCCGAACAGGCCGATCCCGGCATTGTCCGCAGGGTGCTGGACGAGGCCCTGGACGTCGGCGATGAGCCGACCCGCGCCAAGGTGAGGCGGGCAGTGAAGGCCAAGGTGATCCGGCGGCCGCGTGGTCACCACAACAAGGTCGAGGAAACGCAGCACGACCGCGACCTGCGGATGCTTCTCGGAATGTGGGAGGCCGCCTGCCAATCGGCGCGGCAGGAGTTTCTAGGCATCGTGGAACAGGGGTGAGGACCGCATGGGGAACATTATTCCGTTTGGCAATAAGCCGCCTAAATCTTCGCAGAGCAAAATGGAAACGCTGGTCATCACGCCTGCGATGGTGGCGAGCTGGAAGCTGCCGCCGTGCCAGCGACCGCTGCGCATCAACGCAAAGGTGAGGGCCGTCTCCGAGGAGATCAAGGAGACGGAAGTCATCGAAGGAGTCCTGACACTCGGCAGGGTGACCGGGCACGACTGCTTCTACCTCGTCGATGGTCAACACCGGACAGAGGCGTTCAAGCTCGCCGGTCTTTCCGAGGCCATCGTTGATGTCCGCGTTATGATGTTTTCAAGCATGGCCGAACTGGCCACGGAGTTCTACCGGCTCAACTCGCGGCTGGTTAACATGCGCCCCGACGACAATCTGCGGGCGCTGGAGGAGGTGACTCCCGCTCTGCAGGCCATCCGCAAGAGCTGCGAGTTTGTCGGATACGACTTCATCCGGCGCAACACGGCATCGCCCATCGTGAGCATGTCCGCGCTGCTTCGATGCTGGACCGCATCAAACAGCGATACACCCGCCGGGTCGAACAGTGGCCGTTCCGCTGCCGAAATTGCAGAGACGTTGGATCAGCAATCGACCCAGAACCTGATCGCATTTCTTTCAACGGCACACGCCGCATGGGGCCGCGATCCAGAATATTACCGGCTGTGGGGCAACCTCAACATGACGCTGTGCATGTGGCTTTGGCACAAGCTCGTGATCGATCGCGACCGTTACGGCAACAAGCGATATGTCGTCATGAGTATCCCGGACTTCAAAAAATGCCTGATGTCGGTCTCGGCCGATGGCGATCTGTTGGCTTGGCTGCCGGGCCGCAATCTCACTGATCGCGACCGCAGTCCTTGCTTTGGCAAACTGAAAACCATTTTTGCGCGGCGGCTCGCAGAAGAATCGAGCGGCAGCAAGAAAATTCTACTTCCCGCGCCTGCGTGGGCTTCCAAGTAATCCTCGTCTGTCACTTCCCTGCGTAGTGTTGCAGTCGCCGTGCGTACCTATTCCTTATCGGGGGATTCCGCATGTGCTGCTTCGCGACAGCGAACGCGCGCGACTTCAATCTCACCATGCTGCGCTTCATCGGCGCACAGGCGGGATTGATCGAGCCGCGACCGAACGCACGAACCCATTTCCTTGCCGGCGCAGATGCGGCGGATGCCTTCAATCTTGAAGCCTGTTTCACGATGGTCGCCGCGCTAGATGGGCATGAGCGCGTTGTCGAGGTGCGGACGTGAGCGTTCGCCCCGAGCTCGACGATCTTATGAGGGTGCGGGGCTGGATCGAGCGTGAGATCGCTCGGCTGCGTCGGCGCCTCGTGTGGCTTGACGCGCGCATTGCGAGGCGGAGCCGCAAATGATGACCGCGCTGCTCGATCCCAGGATATTCAACTACGTCATCATGGGGCTGTACGTCGCCAACTCAGCGCGATGGGCGCTGCATGGATCGTGGGCTGACGTGTCGTATTGGCTCTGCGCCTTCGGCATCACCGCAACCGTCACATGGGGGTATGGACGATGACCGCCTCCCATCTGCTCTACACCCTCGGCGGACTCTTCCTGGCTCATGCTGCTGTGTTCGCAGCCATTCTGAAATGGGGGGAGTGAGGATGGCCGCGAACTCCAAGATCGAATGGACCGACGCGACGTGGAATCCGATCCGCGCCCGCAATCTCAAAACCGGCAAGGTCGGCTGGCATTGCGAGCACGTCACGACCGGCTGTGAGTTCTGCTACAGCGAGGGGTTTAACAAGCGGCTCGGCACCGCCCTGCCGTTCAAACCCGGACATCGCAAGGACGTCGAAATCTTCCTCGACGAAACCATGCTGACAGCGCCACTGCGCTGGAAAAAGCCGCGCATGATATTCGTCTGCTCGATGACCGATGCCTTCGCGTCGTTCGTCACCGACGAAATGCTCGACAAGATGTTCGCCGTCATGGCGCTGTGTCCGCAGCATACGTTTCAGGTGCTGACGAAACGTGCGGAGCGGATACGGCGCTATTTAGATCGCGACCGCGCACGTTTCGATATTGATGCCGCAGTGATCGCAATACGAGAGGCTGGACATATCGGTCTAGTCCATCAGCACGATAGCTGCTTACGGCTCCTGCAGTGTTGGCCCCTCCCCAACGTCTGGCTCGGCGTCTCAACCGAACGCCAGCAGGAAGCCGACGAACGCATCCCACATCTGTTGCAGACACCGGCTGCGGTGAGATTCATTTCAGCGGAGCCGCTGTTGGGGCCGATTGATCTGATGATGCTCGGCAAAGGTGGCGACAAAGTCACCGACGCGCTGCAGGGCTGCATCGGTACTTCAGTTGGCGACGGTGAATACGACGGCGCGCGGCCGTGCGCGAAGCTCGACTGGGTGATTGTTGGCGGCGAAAGCGGGCCCGGAGCCCGCCGCATGGAGGCGCGCTGGGTACGCGACATCCACAGTCAATGTGCTGACGCATCGGTCCCATTCTTTTTCAAACAATGGGGTGCGCATGATCCTGACACATTCGACGTCGTCGGCAAGAAAGCCGCAGGCCGCCTTCTCGACGGCAAGGAACACAACGCCATGCCGCAGGTGTCGGCATGACCCCCGATCTATTCGACCGTTTCAGCGGCGACGACGATGTCGTGCAGCGCGTCAAACTGCACGATCTTGCGATGGCGCTGCACTACGACACCGGCAAGGCCCTGCTGGTTTCAGAGACCGGCGAAGAGGCCAACGCAATCTGGCTGCCGCGATCCCAGGTCGAATGTGTTCCGACCGACAAGACCGTCGATGCCGTCAAGAAGGACGGCCAGATCGTCGCGCTGCCGTTGGTGACAATCACCATTCCTGAATGGCTTGCAAAAGATAAGGGGCTGATCTGATGCCCCTCCAACCAATCCCGCGTCCGGTCTTTGAAACAGGCCCGCTTTCGGTTCAGTCAACCAGGGAGCCTGGATTCCGTTTCTCGGAAGGGACCGGACGCGGGTGTCGATCATGACAGCGCTCACCAAATACGAGGCGGCGCGGGCGGCGCTGGCTGAATGTCGGACCATCGATGAGGTCAAGGACATCCGCGACAAGGCGGAAGCTCTCCGCGCCTATGGCCGGATGGCGAACGACATCCAGCTTGAGATCGACGCCGCTGAGATCAGGTTGCGAGCAGAGCGGCGGCTGGGATTGATGCTGGCAGACACCCCGCTGCACAAGGGCGGTCGCCCGAAAACCGGTTCCGACGAGGAGCCGGTTTCAGCTCCTACGCTGGCTGACCTGGGTATCGACAAAAAGCTCTCCGCGCGCTCC